TGAGTCAAAGTAAGTTTGAACTCCCTTTTCGTGTGGTGCTGAAACATCAGCGCCATACTTGTTATTTCCTCTCGGCATAAACCCGTTTTTCTTGCACCAGAGTGCGATCGCTGCCCATTCCGCATTGGTCATCAGATGCCAGCCTGTACCCTTGGCTTCGCCGTATTGCCTTGCTTGGTCGAAGGTAACATATACTTTTGGGTCTTTAAAAGGCAAACTATATGCTCTATTATTAAAAACAACATTCTGATACTTAGATATATAAATCGCATCAATTTCTTGCCCATTCACAATAAATGCTGGATGTGGCACATGCGGTGCGCCTGGAATAACTTCGTCGAGATAAAACTTATCAATTCTTACCATCAGCGACGGTAAGCCTGCATTGTCGGGAATCCATACATTATTCCCTTTGTCTTGGAATTTAGGTACTAGGATATATCCCCATCTGTCATAAGGNTGAGCNGTTATTTTTGAAACAAAAGTATTATCTTGTGTAGAACTATTTAAATAGGTTCCATCCANTTTAAAAAGATATATATTCGTTGGATACTCAATACCATTTAAAGAGTTTATAGCTTCTTTATTTGCAGGAATAAAAATTTTGCTAATAGTATATTCTACTTCTGTTCTATTATTATTGACAATCTTGCCAGTACATGGCTCAACACTAGCATTTAAGCCATTTGGATTAGCTTGATTCTTCCCAACACTTTTTATAGCTCCACTAATTGTAGATTTAGTGCCAGAAATATATTCGATGCTATTAATACTTCTAGTTGTCCAATCTCCTTCAACTATCATTACATTAGATATATTGGCTCTAGCGCCCCCATCATAGTNTACAGTAGTAAAATATACCCACAACTGTCTAGTATTATCAAAATTAGAAGGTGTCGTAAACTTGTATTTTTTTATTCCAACTGTATTCGGAAAGTTTGTCGCCACAGTAGCACCACTTGTAAGCGATACGTGAATTGTGCCGCCATTACCAACTACTACATCGGACACATTGAATATTAAAGTATATTCAGTTAACGGTTTTAAGTTATTTAACGGATATTTTGCTTNTGTGNCNTNACNTNTTCCAATTTNTTTTATAGCAGCGCCTAAATCGCCTAATAAGTTTGTTATCGTATTCCCTTTCAGAGTTACGCTAATTTGCCCTTCTGCGGCGTTTTTCGGCAAGGATAATATCCCATAACCGGATACACTTTGCTTTGCCTCCTGGTTCGGGTTCATATTAGTCAAAGCTTTGCTTATATCTGATATGTTCTTTTCTACATTTATAACTTTTACCCGGGTTTCATCTATTCTCTGATTTATTTCTACNGCGACTTGATTTGTATAATTATTAGCATTATTTAATGCACTATTAGCAGAACTGATAGCAACGTTTTCGGCGTACAATTTTGCTTCAGCTAGTGCAGCGTTAGCTTTTGCCTGTGCNCCCATCGGTGTTTCATGGCCGCTATGGGGTGCTGCTTTTTGCTCATGNGCATTTACTTTAGCCTGAGCACCTGCAGGTGTTTCTGCGCCTATTAAAGCAGGAGTAATACCATGCGGGTTTGATGTCTGCAAGTGCGCTGCTTCCCAATCTTCGATTTCTTTTAATTTACCATCTATNGCATCAGCATTGTAGTTCAGGTCTTGAATATCCACCGGATCTATATCCTCCGGCTTTCTAAAATTATAATTTTTTGTATACTTCATCATTTCACCACCCTTATAGGAATTTTGGCTTTCAATATTTCATCTTTTATATGGATTGTGAAAATTACATTAAACCATCCAATTTCATTCGCAATAAATAGCATAGTTACTTTTTTATCTTCGATTCTACAAATACCAGTTTTAATTATTTCTTGTACTGAATTAAATACAGCATATTCTGCAAAATCTATTTCAAAATCACTTCCAAAAATGCTATATAATTCTATACCTATCCTTCGAGTTTCACCTAACGTTAATAGTTTCATTAACTAACCAGCTCCTTGTAATAATACTGGTCATCCAAAATTCTGTATCTAATGCTCTTGTATATCAACCATTCTTTTAAATTATTGAATTTAAGTTCATTCCAACTCCATTTTTTAAAAATTCTCCAAACCTCTGACTTCAAATCCCCCCATTTGTTTGTATTCATGTTATCACCCCTCCTTTAAGCTCTCCCCAAGTTTTATTCAAAAAATCTTTCCAAGTNCTTTCAATTTCTGTACCCAAATATACTTTGATTCTTCTGTTTGGCTTCAGNAGCTGATATANGGAGCTCTGCTTGTTTCCTGCATCAAATTTTCTTGTTTCATTGTTAAGCCTTATATCTATCTCGTTTGACGAAATATTCCCCACGGGAAGCGAGCCTTGTGATACTTCTCGCTCTTCTAACAGGTGTATGAGAAATATATCGTCTCCTTCGTATGTCTCCTGCACCGAAGTAAAGAATTCNATTATCTTNGCCTGCCTGCCGGGATGNCTCCATTTCATTATTGTTAGCGCCTGTTTTGTCACGTCCAGCACTGGCGAAGGTANCNCCTTGCTCCATGCTACTTCCATATTGCCGACGACGTTTTCCGTATATAATAGCGTATCATCCGACCCATACAGGTCTATACGAAAATCTACTGGCCACTCGCCTCGCTTGCTATCACCTATTACTTGCAGGNAATGTATTGGCCTTGCGAAGTGAGTCACAGTNAGAGATGGATACGGCTGCACGAATGTTCCGTCTGTCTGCGACAATTGCGACCCCCACCAACCCATTTGTGCNGTATCTTTNTCTTCTTCTGCAGGAGCTAATACATAGGACCCATCTAAGGCACAAGAACCGTCTAAAGAGAATATTTTTCCTATCGGTTCATGAATATTATCTGCTGTTTGGCTCGGATACGATGTGTTTGCGTTTTCGTTTGCTTGCACCTGTATAGACTGGTCTAAAAATGGGTCTGTATAGTCTATTTGAACTTTCGCATATATTCGTCTTATAGCTGCTCTCATTTTTTGGTTAAATTCTGCTGAAACAGGATACAATTCATATCACTCCTAATATATCCGTTCGATAAGTCTTAACATTGTTAGAGTGTGCATATAACTACCTTTTCTCCTTGTTTTATGGATTACCCTTAAATTTTCTATTGCTTCGTTAATATCCTTGCCTACACCAAGTGATAAATAACCATTTCGATATTTTATATATGCCATTTGTCCATCTTTTGTTTTCCCTTCCCATTGAGAAGGAGCAAATTCATTTGTTTTCTTTACGTTATAGATTTTCATTATATCTCCTCCAGCGTAATAGTCACATTTTGGTCAATATCAGTGCTTAAATAATCTATTATAACCTTCGCATATATTCGTCTTATAACTGCTCTCATTTTTTGGTTAAATTCTACTGAAACAGGATACATAGATTACACCTCTTACCGCTCGATTAAATTAAAAGTAACATTTCGCCATACCCAGTTAGTAGTTCTACCAGCACGATGTAGCTCAGTAGGAATTGAACCTACATATACACTGGCTGTCTTTTGTATNCCATTTTCTGGGTACGATAGAGTAAAGAATAAATTATTAGTTTCCCATATTNTTTCTAATATATTATCTAAATCCTCTCCCGATATTGCATCATACACAAAATAGAATTTACGCTTTTTAGCTATCAAGTCACCTACCATTTCTCCATTAGCTAAACGCTCCATATTAGTAATATTGAAACGTTCTATTTTGAAAGAAGAAGGAGTTTTAATAGCGGTACCATTTATGAAAAAATGAGCCATTATGAGCCCCTNCTTGAATTTTCAGATAGTCGTATTACTTGTAATCTACGCTCTAATTCTTTTAATCCACGGTCATCTGCAATTAGAGTACCTACATATACAGGCGGTAATTGTTCTCGATTAATCATACTAGATAAAATAGGTAGTAATACAGACGCTACACCATTTGCTACAGCATCAGCAAAGGGTTGCATAGCATTTTGATTTTCTAGTGGTATAATTGCTTCAGCTTTATTACCCTCAGCAATCCTAGCTATATGTTCTCTATTAAAGATACCTCCAATTGCATGACCAGTTGTAACGCTTGTTACAGTAGTAGAATCTCTAGTGGGAATACTTATATTCTTTGCTTGTGAATTTAATCCAAAAAAGTTTTTAAGCTTATTGATTGCATCATCAATCCAGCCAAAAAATTTATCAAAGATATTATTCCACATATCTCCAATCCAATCTTTAAATTCATTATAGATATTCTTTATCCCATCTTTTACGATATTATACATATTAGATATTTTTTCTGATATAGTACCGTAAATGCCACTAAAGGCTTCTGATACTGAGTCCCAAGCACCAAACAATTTTTCACTTATTATATTCCAAATGCCTTGGAATACCTCTGCTGTAGTATTCCGTGCACCGCTTACTTTTTCTTTAATTGTATCCCAAATATTTTGGAAGTGTTCTGTTACAGTATCCCATGCACCACTTACTTTTTCTGAAATTGTATCCCAAATATTTTGGAAGCGCTCAGATACAGTTTCTCGTGCGCCGCCTACTTTTTCTTTAATTGTATCCCAAATATTTTGGAAACGCTCAGCTGTAGTATCCCGTGCACCGCTTACTTTTTCTGAAATTGTATCCCAAATGTTTTGAAAGCGCTCAGTTACAGTTTCTCGCGCACCGTTTACTTTTTCTTTAATTGTATCCCAAATATTTTGAAAGCGCTCAGTTACAGTTTCTCGCGCACCGCTTACTTTTTCTGAAATTGTGTCCCAAATATTTTGGAAGCGTTCAGCTACAGTATCTCGCGCACCACTTACTTTTTCTTTAATTGTATCCCAAATATTTTGAAAGTGTTCTGTTACAGTATCCCATGCACCGCTTACTTTTTCTGNAATTGTATCCCAAATGCCTTGGAATTTCTCTGTTATAGTAGCCCATGCACCGCTTACTTTTTCTGAAATTGTATCCCAAATACCTTGAAAGAAGTCTCCAATTCTTTTAGCCGCTTCATCAAACCAAGCAACTATTGAATCCCAATTTTCTATAATTAAACCAAGAAGCCATCCAACTAATCTACCTATTGCAGAACCTATTAAAGCTCCTACTGGACCTCCTACTATCATTCCTATAGCAGCGCCTATTCCAGTACCCCCTACAGTTGTAATAGTAGACCAGTCGCCTGCTTCTAAAGCCTTTGCTATCTTATCTACTAGCCAACCTACTAACAGTCCAATACCGCCACCTACTACTGCTCCTACGGGACCAGCTACTATCAGTCCTATAGCAGCGCCTAACCCAGTGCCTCCTGCCATTGCAACAACAGACCAGTCACCTGTTTCTAAAGCTTTTGCTATTTCATCTACAAACCAACCTACTAGCAGTCCAATACCNCCACCTATAACCGCTCCTNCGGGACCAGCTGNTATCATTCCTATAGCAGCGCCTAACCCAGCACCTCCTGCCATTGCAACAACAGACCAGTCACCTGTCTCTAAAGCTTTTGCTATATTGTCTATAAACCAACCTACTAGCAGTCCAATACCGCCGCCTACAACTGCTCCTACAGGACCAGCTGCTATCATTCCTATAGCTGCGCCAAGTCCCACACTTCCTGCAGTTGCAACAACAGACCATTCACCTGTTTCTAAAGCTTTTGCTATATTATCTACTAACCAACCTACTAGCAGTCCAATACCGCCACCTATAACTGCACCTCCGGGACCAGCTACTATCATTCCTATTGCAGCGCCTAACACAGTAGCGATAGGTATCGCAATTTTTCCTACATCAGTAAGACCTAATTGAGCTGCAAATTCATCCCAAAACCATCCTACAAAACCACCTAGTAGCATTCCTATCTTTGCACCTAGGGGACCTCCCATTAGCATTCCAAGCGCTCCACCTAGAATACTTCCAATAGCTGTACCAAGTATTTTTTCGCCTCCTCCAAGTGCTTCTGATAGATTATCTACAAAATTAGTAGCTATTTCATCAACTGGTGGCATACTTATTTCTATGTTTGAAAAATCTAATCCAGCAAAATCTGGAATAAAGTTTTCAAATGCGCTATCTTCAGATGAAGTATCTATAGTAAATACCTCATCGAAGCTCATTATATTCTTAGCTGCTTTACTACTTGTATCAGATACATCATTAATAGCGTCGCTGGTTCCACTTAATGCCTCATTAAACTTATTTATGTCATTTGTTTGTTCCTTTATATCAGGTAATAATAGCTTATCTATATCTACACCACCCATTGAATAGAAGCCTTTAAAAAGATTGCTTAGAGATTCTCTAAACCGTTCACTAGCTCCTGTTAATGATAAGAATAATCCTACCCCAATAGCTAATAATGCCCAAATAGGATGCGCTATTAAGAAGTTCAAAGCCTTTATTAAGCCTTCAATAGCTTTTACCATACCTTTTATAATAGCAGTAGTTACCGTTGCTAATAAAGCCTGTAACCTATAAATTGCCCAAGCGCCTGCTGCACCTAATATAACAGTGATTAGAGTTTGCATTAATCGTTTATTCTCTGCAATTGCTTTAATTACCGTTCCTATTGCACCAGCTACCGATAATATAATAGGTAGAATAGCGTTTATAACATTTAGTACGTTCTTTAATAAAACTCTAAGAATTTTTAAAGCAGAATTTAATCCACTTTTAATAATATCCCATAAAATCTTTATATTTGCAATTAATTGTTTTATTGCAGGCTGGAGTGATGGAGGTATTAATTGTTCAAATACACCACCTATACTTTTCAATTCAAAAGTTTTACGTAGACTTGCAACTAAGCTACCAATCCTAGCAATAAAATTTTTTGTTTTATTAATAAGAGGCTCGAATATACCAGCAAATAGTATTGTAACATTATCTACTAAGTTACTAATAATACCTTGTGTAGTTTTTGAAGCATTTTCTAATGTCGAACCAAAGCGTTCATAAATTCCTTCTATTAATGCATTAATTGCTACATGAGCAGGTATTGCATTATCCCCTAATCTTCTTAACTGCTCCGCTGTTAAGCCTAACTTCTCTTGCAGTATTTCATAAGCAGGTATTCCAGCTTCAGCTAACTGCCGCATCTCTTCATTCATTAATCGACCTTTTGTATAAATCTGTCCAATAGCTCTTGATATCGATTCTATTGCAGTATCTGAACCTTGTACTGTAGCAGCAGCTAATACTCCTTGCATTACATACATTACATTTTTATATTCTATACCATATGCTAATAATCTTTTAGCGGCTTGCTCTGCTTGCTTAAAAGAAAATGGTGTTATAGCAGCAAAATCCTTAAGTACGTTAATAAATTCATCTGCAAGGCTGGTATCTCCAAATAGATTAGTATAAACCATTCTAGCATATTCTAGTTGATTAGAAAATTCCCATACAGCGTCTGTAGCATTTCGTATAGCATTTAAACTACTATAGAATGTTTTAGAGACGATAATACCGTGTACTATTCGTGATACGTCCTTAAATGCAAATTTAGATTTCTTTGTAGGCTCTAACATTCCAGCGTTTATTTTACCTTGTAAATCAGCAGCAAATTTACTTGCTAAAGCAGACGCTTTTTGCAAATTCTGCGCAAAATTCTGTATATTTAAATTTAGCCTAGCTGTTAAATCTGCAAAACTAGCCAAATTATCACCTCCATACTACCAGCCTTTTAATTGGTCTATATAACCAAATGGAACATTATTTTGCTTAGGATTATTTAATTTCTTTTGAATATCTATATGCACATCTAGCTGAGCTTTAAATTGTCTAGGTGTTAATTGCCAAATTTCTTTATCCGTATACCGCAACCATACTCTCCCGACATATAAGATGTAGGGCCAATCCCAACCGTCTATGTTAGGATTGCCCACATCATTATTGTCGGGTTCTATTCGTTTGGGACAGTCGCCCCTACAACCGGTTCCTTAGGTAAATCATTGTCTAACGCTGTGCCTATACTTTCCATAAGTTGAGCCATATAGCCTAAATCTATAAGATTTCCAACTTCCTGCTCTGTTATATCAGGGCTTTCATGGAGCAGTCCAGCCCATAAAATAGTACGTAATGCTTTCATACTTTTTTCTTTTTCTAACTTATCAAAAGCTGCTTGCACAGAACCAAATTTATCCTCTAACTCTGCTAAAGCATTTAAAGTAAATCTTATAGTTCGCTCTTTACCGTCGTTTAATGTAATCTTTACAACTTTATTTTTTACATCAGCCACATAGGCCATATTCTAAACCTCCTTATTAAGTTGTACGAGTTTTTGATGGCATAACTACTGAGTCAAACCATTGATTAATAGTCTCTTGATTTGCTTCTTCGTATTCTTCATCAATTTCATACTTCCAAATCTTTTTCGGTCCATCTCCTCCTACATCAATTGCATAATTCAATTTAACGAATTGACCTCTAATTGTATCAGCTTGGAAGTTAATACTATCTGCTTTTGTTTCATTATTATCTTCTGGGTCAGCAAAACGACCTTTATATAGCCACACATAACGGTATTTTCCATTTGACTTTAATGTTCTAAATCCTATTGCTACCCAAGGTGGAACATCATCTCCTCCATAAACTACTCCACCATTTGCATCAATAGTATGTCCTAATAAATCAGCCTTATTCTCTGGTGTTAATGCATTCTTTTGAATCTCTACTTCAATATTTCCTAATGTAGCGGCGATTTCACCGGGACCATCATCATAAAAAGCTGTAGCTAACGATGCATTTGGATTAATATTAATACTTATAACACCCGGTGCTTTCTTTACTTCACCATAAACGGGTGCAGATTCACTAGTATCTTCAGTTAACATAATAGCATATACCAAGTTGTCACAACCAATTCTCATTGCCATAATTAACATACCTCCTATTCAATATTAGTAGTTATTCCTATATTAAATATATAATAAGCTCTATTAGATTCATCTCGTTTCATAAAAAATGGTAATTGCCTTAAATATACTTGCCCCCAACGAGTAGAGGTAAAATCTAATCTTCCATCAGTATTTAAAGCATTATGAATAGTATTAAATATATTAAATGCTTTTTGCCTAGCAATATCTGCTGATGGGTCTCGTACTAATATTTGTACAGACCTATGCGCAGCTAAATCATACGGCAATACAGGTGAACCACTATATTCATGAATTGATACTAATGCATCTGGTGCCTCAGGAGTATAATCTCTAAATGCATCTACGCCATCTCCTTGAACTAGCCCCTTATTTATTAAGAATTGAATTATATCTAATAATAGTGAATTGGCCACTGTATCACCACCTTAATCACTTACATCAGCTAAGGACTCTCTGACGCATTCAATAACAGCACGCTTAAATTTTCGCTCGGCATAATCTCTTACTGGGTCCTCTAGGAATTTAGCTTTTCCATTAGAATGAAATGCATCTAAGTCTTCATGAACTGCTACCATATAACGAGAAGCGGGTAGTCCAGTCTTAGGATTAATTGGGTCACCATTGCCTCCATAACCCAATATAGCTTCATAAGCCCAATAAGTGGATGCTGTATCTGTACGCCTATATACTTTATAATAAGCACTAGCAAGTAACGTACCTGTATCCTTTGGTACTTGCCGTTTACTCTCTGCCATAATCTCTTCAGCAGCTTCAGTAGTAGCACGTTTAGTACCTCTAAAAACATTTCTTATTGTAGCTTGACATTTCGCATTAAAATTATCTATATCTGATTTATCTACATAAAATTCCGCAAAACCTCTCATAAGTACACCACCTTTATTTGTGCCTTACCTTTAGCATAAAACGTACTTACCGCTTTAACCTCAGATTCTGTGCCATTAAAGGATACCATGTCTAACTCTTTAATATCTACATCGCCATTTACATAAAGCTGGGTAGTAGAAAGTACCTCTGTACCTGCATTATTTTTAACTACTTTAACAGAGCCTTCTGCATAGCATTTTGCTTCTTGTATATAGCCATATTTTTTATCACCCGTACCTGTACGACCTATATACGGTTTATAAAAAAATGTCATATCTATAAATTTCTTTGCTCTATTAAACATTCTTACCACCTTTCTTAGGCCATGGGGGATTACTGTGCATGCCTTTTCTAAATACTTTAGGGTAACTATATGCAGGTACAGAAAGCATAGAAGCAGCAAGTTTATCTTTATATATCTTAGCTTGTTCTTTATAGAATTTTAATCTTTCTGTAGCGTCCTCAGAGATAGGGCCTAAACTTCTCTTTATATCCCTAGCAAAATATGTGGCAATAGTTTCAAATGTATGGTATAGAAGTAAATTACGGTTGCTTCCATATTTAGCGATAAGATAGTCTAGCTCCTCATCTTGTATAATAGGCTCAGATTCATCGGTATCTCCTATTAAGAATCTAAGCTCATCATGTAAACTATCTTGTGGATTACCAGAATAAGACCAAGACATCTTATCACCTCCTACTTAGCCCTAACTACAACNGTAGGTTTAACCTCCACTTTTTTACTGGTCGCTTTAGCCTCACTAGCGGTATTAGACTGTTTGTCTATTGTAGGCTTTTCTANTTTATTAACCTTTATATTTGGTAAATCTATNCCAAATCTTTGTTTGAAAAAGTNCTTNTATTTTTCATAGTTTTGCTCGGTAATCTCGACGATATGTTTTTCACGTAATCTATAATTAAAGTCCCTAAGGTCAGTTGGCTCTACAATAGAGCCAACTACCATTGGACCATGNGGACCTCTAAACGGTCTTCTTACTACATACATCATTGCACAATATTCTTAAAGAACACACCGAGTTCGTCACTAACTTTCTTTGCATCAAATGCAATTTCTCCCTCGATGCGTTCTACGCCGAGACCGAGCAAATCCATAGGTATTCTAATTATGCGATTACCATATGCTCCAGCTCCTTCTAAGCCAGTCCAAGCGAAGATATAACCTGCAGAAGGACTCCTTAGACTTGGATTTGGATTGCTGTAGCATAGTAAAGCATTTTTACCCATGATAAAATCAATATTATTGCTTTCTCCTTTTGCTGCACTATTTACTACTCCCCATGCAACATATACATTATCAATTTCAAATAATGAAGCTAATAATGAAGTAGTAACTACACCAGTTTCAGTATACTTTACTCTGTCCAGCACATCATAATGATTTTTCAAAGCATTAAATACATAAGGGGATAAAACTAGTGTATTTGGTCTAAAGCCCGTACGAGAAGCCATTTTAATGCTTGCTGTAGTAATATCTTTTATTGGATTAGAGGTATCTAAATTCCAATATATAGCCTGATTGTCGGAAGGACTAGATTCTACACCTGAAATTTCATGAGTCCAAACTCCCGGACGGAAAAAGTTTGAAGCCCATTCCATTTCTCGTCTAATCAGCATCTTCTGAGTTACAAAGATTTGAGCATCTTTATCTGCGTCTAAGGGTTCGTCATAATTAATTCTTTCTTCAGGCGATACATCCTTATGAAAAGCATATTTTTTGCAGTAATAAGTATCAGATTTTAAGTCATAATCACCGCCTGCAGACTCGGATATAGCTCCTCTTACACGAGCTTCATCTCTGAAAAAGTCTCCAGCTTCATAAATGTAATATAAGTCAGCCTGTCGTTTAACTGGAACAATTGGGAATACTTTATCCGCAATGAAATTATTAGCATCCTGTATATATGCTACTGACATATTAGTCAGTGCCCTATCTATATGTGCATCTCGCATTCTTGGCATCTATATACACTCCTTTCCTATAATATTTTTACTGCAATTGTACCTCCTGCGCCTGCTCCTGTAAGAGCAATACCTACAACAGGAGTAGCTTCAGTGCCTTCAGATGCTTCAGTAGCTGTTACAGCTTTTCCATTAGCTCCTACGGACACTTTAGCACCAGCAGAT